TCTTCCGTGTAGTCCCGAAAACACAATTTCAACATCTACACCCAATGCAACATATGTTCCCTCTGGTGTACCGATGTCAATACCTCCATGAAGTGTTCCCCATCTTTGACCATAAGGAGATGTAACTGGGAAGCCACTTATCAATTGATCTTTTTTTGCACCAGTGGTTGCTCCTTTCTTTTGTATAACACCAGGTAAATTTTGACCTGTACTTCTAAGTTGTGCTTGTTGAGGAGATGTTGATGTCGGAGTGATATTACTAATCATCTGAGACACTTGAGCATAAGCTGCACCATCTTTAGCAGTTGCTGACTGACCACCTCTGATGAGTGCTGCGTTACTATCACCAACTACAATGTCTGGTTTATACTTATTCTTGATTGCCGCCGCACTTGATGGTGTCAAATGAACATAATTACCCAGATTATCGGTAGGTGCATAAACACCATAGTCAATCTGACAACCCATCTCTGCTGCAGCAGTAGTCACACCCTGATATGGAGCTTTAATAACCACATTACCTTTGGGGTTATTTTTAACAACCAGTTTATCTGATGGAGGTACAACGACAACTTTATAGCCCTTATTCATCAATCCTTTGATAAGTTTTTTGGTTGCGGATACGATGTAAGATCTGTCCCTACCCCATTCGTTGGTACCATATGCCAAGACAGCAATTTTTTGTTGTGCAGATTGTTGATTATTTTGTTGCAAAGATTGTTGTGATGTTGATTGTACAGGTGTTTGTTGTTGACTCACCCCTCCTGAAGGCCCTGGGTTAGTTCTTCCATATCTTATAGCTCCAGGACCAACATACCAACCAAATAAGTGTCCATGTCTAGTTCTAAAACCTAAACCACCAGGAAACTTTTGTGCTGCTTCAGGTGTGGCAAAATCTGTTCTTCCACCAACCCAGTCTCTTGCATTTTGAATTAAGGAAGGATTTGTAATGGCTCTCGCTGCATCATCAACCAACTTAGTTGCCATAGAAATACCGATAGACTTACCACGTCTTGTAACAGAAGCTACTGCAGCAATAGCGCTGTCTCTGTCTTTGATAGCCCTCCATAAATTTCTATCCCCCTCTCTTACAGGTTGATATTGATTACTATGAGTAATCATTCCATTATAAGTTGGTCCTCCCAGATATCCATACCTACTACCAGCAGTTTTTCTATTGTAAATTGATTGTGCAACATCAGCTCTTCCTTGAGCATTACCACTTTCCACTGAAGAAATTGCAGCAATAGACCAAAAGTCTGAACCTCCCCCAACAGCTGTTGGTGTTGTACCCGTACCTGTACCCGTACCAGATTGTGGAAGTGGTTTACCTGTTTCTTGGTCAATCTGAGAATTATTACCAAATTTCTTTTCTGCTGGAACGGGTGGTATTGAACTAAATTTTTCCTGGATAAGTCCATACAGTGCTTTACCACCCCAATCACCAATCATACCACCAAGAATGGCACCTGCTGCTGTCCCTGCAAATGGAAACACTAATGAACCAATACCACCACCGATCCAAGCACCAATACTACCACCAACTGCACCTACTACAGCTCTATCAAGTGGTTCACCAAGTAACATATCAATAAAGATACTAAGAAGACCACCAACAACAGGAACTCTTTTAAATATATTACCAATTTTTAGAATGCGTTTACCACCTGCACCAAACAAATTTTTTGCAGTTTGTTTAGATGCTTGTTGTGTTGTCCTAGCACTTGCGGTTGATGCTGCCGATCGTGATGCTTGTGCAGTAGCAGGTCGTTGTCCACCCCCTTTCAAACCCTGTGCAGCACCACTTGCTCCAGCAGAAGCAGCACCACCAGTAAACTTAGATATGACATTTTTTATAAAATTGACAAGACCAGAACCTAAACCACCAAATAAACTTTGTGCCTTAGGTACCACTTTTTTCATCAAACTCTTAAGGCCTGAACCAGCCTTCTTCATTCCTTTCCAAGCGGTATTGAAGATTCCCTTTATGGGTCCACCAAAAACACTTGTTATACCAAGTATAATACTCTTTGCTAATTTAAATGGATTACTAAAATTTTGTGATAAAGTGCTAATTATATTCTCAATTTTTTTGTAATTATTGAGGAGAAATAGTGTTAAACCACCTAAAGCAATATTCGTTAAAAAATCAAAGATATTGAAATTTTTGCCTATAGTTTTTCCTACACCAAGTATTGACGAACCACCTTTTTTCTTTTCTAATTTATCTTCTTTTTTTCTAGCTTTTTCTGTTTTATTTTTATTTCTAGTTTCCCTATTTAATTCTTTTCTTGATTTTTTTTCACTCTCAGCAACTTTGACTAATGACTGTGTAGTCTTATCAATTGATTCAAGTTGTTTACTAAGAGATTCAAAAGATACTTTACCAGTTGTTTTTGTAGATGATGAACTTTCCGAAGACTTTCTGTATACAGATTTTGGAAGTTTTATGGAAGGTACTTTCTTAGTACTAGGTCTAGATTTTGTTTTTTTAGATACATTTCTACCAATATTTTCAACTCTATTTTTAGAACTGTATTTTGATTTTCCTTTGATAAACTTCTTTGCTGCACCAGAAGCAGCACTTTTGGCCGCACCCTTTGTGGCACCACCGATCAATCCTTTTGCTATTAATGGAAGTACCATATCTTATCCTACTATATTATAGATTGATTTGACAACAATGAGATCAAAATTACTTGAGTCTTCAGCAGAGAATCCTGGAATTTGTTTTTGTGCCGCACTTGCAGCACTATTTGAACCTTGACCACCAACAGGAATGGGAAGTACTCCCCCTGAGCCTCCACCTCCACCATGCATCGATGGTGGTCCAGGAACTCTCAACACAGTTGTAGGTCTTGAAATAGTTGCATTTCCAGGTGATGAAGTAGATCCTGAGACTTGGCCTGTTTGTGCTTGTGTGGGTGTGATTCCATTATATCCTTGACCACCTGGCAACATTGATGGTGAGTCCGATAAACCAGGCAACATTGAATTGAGGACTTTAGTTGCAAGAGCCAATGACTCATTACCAATCATTCCATTCTTTACCTCTCCTAAGAACATTCCAATTGAAGGGTCATCAATCGCTGCAACCTCAAGAATAGTACCTCCTGCAGCAGTCACTCCTTTTTCAGATGGTTTGATACCTGGATAGTTTCCAAATACTGAAGCCATTGCTCTGTCAACAGAAGAAACTCTATCAGATTCTGGTCTTAATACACCACCTCTTCCTCCTCTTGCATCAAAGTGTAAATCAACAAACTGAGTACCAGATTGTTGTTCAACTCTATAAGGTACACCACTTAGTCCCTTATCTCCCGTATATGCAGTAATGTTCTCAAAAGAAATCCTACTGGATAGTGCGGGATTATTACTTACGAGACTCTTAATACTTTTAACAAGATGTCTGGCTGCTTTCCATTCTGGCACACCAGTTTTGAAATCTTGTGTTCCTTGAACAGGACGACCATCAGAACCAAGTGCAATACCTCTCATGGCATTATCTTCTGATGGTGAGTGTCCTGCACCAATCACAAGTTTACCAACTTGTCCACCACCTTGAAAACCTTGGATTTTACCAAACTTAGGTTTGTTATTTCCACCAGCCATAGCATTTGCTGCTAGAAGATTACCAGCACCAAACATATTAACAGCCTTTTTGCTCATCATAATTTCGCCAGGTTGAGCAGCAATCAACTGAGTGTCCTTACCCATACCTTTGATTTGAAGACCAGTCAATTTGTCAATGGCACCACCATCAAACAATGATAGGTTTTTAATATCAATAACTTCACCACCACCTTCTTGTTGTTGCATCCATTGAGGATATTGAATAGGTTTAATATATGGAAGTGCAACAGTAGGTATTCTTGGTAGTTTTGGTGTTGGGATATTAGGAAGAACCTTCGCTAATTGTTTAAGAGCCCATTCTATCTCATTGAATGCTTTATTCCATAGACCAATATATGCATTGATAGGTGCAAATACTATATCATTGATAAATTTAATGATCTTATCATTAATAAAGTCAATTATAAAATTACCAAAATCAATCAATGGTTTTAAATACTTACCTGGATTTTGAATGATATCAAGAATAAGACTAATAGCCCCACCGAGTAAGACATTCTTAAAGAAGTTTAGGATACTATCAAATATATTAGAAGCTGGTTTTAAAGTTTTTGAAACCTTTTTTGCACTTTTCTTTTCAGTATCTTCAAGTTCTGCCTCTTTCTTTCTGAATCCTTCAGTCTCTTCCTTCTTAGCAGCTTCTCTTGCTGCTTGTTTTTCAAGTTCAAGTTTTTGTCGTTCAATTTTTAGAAGTTTATCTAAATTATTATTGATATCGTCTAATGTCTTAGACAATGGCAATAATTGTTCTTGAGTATCTTCTTGAATCTCGGCCTTTACATTTTCTGGACTACTGGTTTGGCCAGCAGATGGTAAAAGTTTTGTGGTCCTAACACTTTTAGGTTTTGGTTTTCGACTTGGCCTTTTACTTACAAAATTTGAAGTTTTAGCCTTTCTTTTATTTCTATTAGCCTGTACTTTAAATGAGCCAGATTGTTTCTGTGCTCTTCTGAATTCATTTTTTAATAATTCATTATCTCCCTCTTGTTCTTCTCCCTTTCCACCTCCCATTCTATCGGCAGCCATCTTCTCTTTTAGAAGACGTTTATAATCCTCATAATCTAATTCTGCTTCATAATCTTCTAAGCCAAGGAGTTTTAATATTCTTGGATCAATATTTTCAGTTTGAGTTTCTCTTTTATTACCATTTTTTATTTTTTTGATTGCATTATCAACTGCTTTCTTTGACTCTCTCTGTCTTTTTTTCTTTTCTTGTTCGTCCTTCTTTCTTGATTTCTCTAACTCCTTAAGTAAATTATCTACATTTAAAAAATCGTCTTCTTTTTCTTCTTCTTCTCTAATTGAATCAATAAGAGCATCAAGTTGATCAGAAACTTTTCCACCAGAAGCCTTCTTCAACTGTTCGATTTGCTTATCAACAGCTGACTTCTTGTTGGATTTTGACCTTCTGATCCTTTTAGCCATTTCGTGCCTTCATCTTTTGCTCTTCATCCTCTAAATGTTCTTGAAGTAAAGCAACATAGATGTCTCGTTCCCAAGGCATCATATTTTCAATCTCTGTCAAAGAATATTTATGGTATTGCATCAAGGCAAAATTTAACCTAAAATAATTTTCAAGGTCCATGTGGACCAGGCCTATCCGAAAAAACTTGATAACCCTTCCAGTACTACTGTACTCTTTACTTTTGTGACAGGATTTATTACCTCAAGAGTATGAGAAAGTTTTGGCATAGTTTCAAAGAATTTCTCAATGTCTTTGAATTGATTTGAACTCATCTGTTCAAGAAACTCAACTACCTCTTTATTACTCACATCATCAGTAGACCATACTTCTTCTTCATTATAAATCTTATCGATACAAGTAGCAATCAATTCAAAAGATCTATCAATACTCTTATCATCAAAATCAAAATTATTCCTGATGAATTGATCAAGTGATGGATACTTCATTTCCATCATCAAATTATCATCAAGTTTAATCTGTTTATTATGATCTTCATTTTCGACAACCTTGATATCTTCAAGATCGATCTTTACAGGGATTGATGTTTCACCATCATCTGGTGCAATAATATTCACTTCTACTTCTTCACCTACAGACTTACCTCTAATATTGAGAAATAGATATTCAATATCAAAAGTGGGAAGTTCTTCAACTTTGATACCTCTAGTAGAGATACAATTTTTAATTACAGTTTTAATTGCAGTAGTGATTTGTTTAGTATCTTCACTTTCAAGTGCAAGAACAAGAAGTTTTTCTTCTTTAACTAAAAAAGGTCTGAACTTAATCTTTTGTTTAGTGGATGGCAACTCAAGTTCATAAGTTGGAGTAGCAATCTTTGGTAAAGGCATGATATCTGATAATGATTTCAGTAACAATATTTAGTTACGTTTTTTACGCTTTTTAGGTGGAGTAATTCCAAGGTCATGTTCTGTCAAAACTTTGAATTGAATCCCATTATCTTTTGCAAAGTCTGCAGCCGCCTGCCATTTTGCTTGATTGACGGCATATGTTGTACATTCATTGATATATGACTTAGTAACTCTTGAAGGTTTCTTTGGTTCTATACATTGTTTTGCTGGTTTAATCTCAATAATATATCGACACACTCTACCGTCCTGATGTCTTATCTGAACAATACCATCAGGATAATATCTGTGAACTCTTTTGTCAATAGGAGAGACGTAGGGGATGCTAAATTCTTCAGATGCATATTTTAAAACTGCATCATTTCTGTCACACCACTTGAGAAAATGTAGTTCCCAACTACTTCGATAAACAATATTTCTTGCATCCCCCATATATTTTTCAGGATGCTGTGGGTGAAATCTACCTTGATGGTACTTCGAACCTCTGGGCATCAGTTATACATAGTAATAGTAGAGTAATTTATTTAGATGCCTAGTAAAGGTGGAGTTCCAACTCCAAGATCTTACAAAACATCAGAGATCAAAAGTAGGATACTTAATGTTGCTGCTCCAAATATTTACCAGGTGAGACTTGCTCCTCCAGGAAAAGTCCAATCATTTTTGACAGCAAGAGGTGTCTCATATACACAGTATGGTGAAGATATTGAGTTAAGATGTATACAGACTACAACTCCTGGTACATCATTCCTGACACATTCTGTTAGTGCTGATTATCATGGCGTCGTAGAAGAAATTCCATATAGAAGAGCATATGAGAATGAGATTGGTATGACATTTATTGTTGATAATGATTATGATACTGTTGCATTCTTTGAGGGTTGGGTTGATTATATGAGTGGATTGGGTACCAATGCATCAAGACAACAATATAAAGATTCAAAATTTGTCAATTATAGAATGAATTATTATGATGATTATATTACAGACATCTACATCATTAAATTTGAGAAAGACTTGTCAAATTCACCAAGAATTGATGCCTCTCGTCAAGATAAAAAGTTCCTTCAGTATACTTTGAAGGATGCTTATCCAAAACAAATAAATAGTATGGACCTAGCTTATGGACCAACTGACGAGTTCGTTAGATTAAATGTAACCTTTGGATACTCTAGATATATAAGTGAAAGAGTAACTGTACCTCAATTGGCTCAGTCTAATACTGGTCTTCCTCCAGATGCAGGTAGTCCTGCAGTTGATAATGTACAAAATAACACTGGTGAAACCCTTAGCCGAGGAGTTTCCATCTCTGAAGCAATAAAAAAACCAGTGGGGCCCA